ATTTTTACTTGTATTCTTTGAGGGACAATTATTTGATGTAACACCTTTGGCATCTACTATCTCATCGGCTACATTTACTTTTAATGGTACAACCACAATAACAATAACAACATCCTCTGCACATGGTCTAGAGGAGGGTGATATAGTTTTATTTGACTCTGTAACTCTACCAGGAGGAACAGGATTAAATGCATCAGACTTTGAAGATAAAATATTTCAAGTTATAACAACTCCTACAGCAAATACTTTTACTGTAACTTTTACTAGTTCTGGTTCTGCTGCATCAGGTGGTAGCGTAGATTTAAAACCATATGAAAGAGTAGGACCTGCAGCTCAAACTTATGGTTATGGTTTTGGTATTAGTCAATATGGTGGAACTGTAGCAGGAGCACAAACAACAACTTTAAATGGTGGACTTCTTGCAGACACGGCCGGCACCGGTGGATCGGGGACCGCGGTTACAGTTGCTAGCACAACTGGATTTCCTAGTGCTGGAACTATTGCAGTGGGTAATGAATTAATCACATACACATCAACAAACGCTACAAATTTTTTAGGTATCACCAGAGGTGCAGCAGGAACTGCAACCTTTGGAACATCAAATGGTCAGGCACATTCTACAGGTGCAACAGTCACAAACGCAACAGAGTTTAGTGGATTTGGTAGTGCTGTAGATGCTAACACAACTGTTCTTGAACCAGGTCTTTGGTCTCTAAGTAATTTTGGTCAGGTATTGGTAGCGACTATTGCAAACGGTAAAACTTTTACATGGAACGCTGGTATCGCTGCAAGGTTATCAACAAGAGCATCAACAACCACAACTGATTTTCAAACAACAAATAATCCAACAGCTACAAGGGTTACACTTATTTCACCAACAACAAGACACTTAATTCATTTTGGAACAGAGACAACAATAGGATCTGCTTCAACACAGGATGATATGTTTATAAGATTCTCAGAACAAGAGGATATAAATAATTATGATATTTTAGCAACAAACACTGCCGGTTCACAAAGACTACAGGATGGCACAAAAATCATGGGAGCCTTGGTTGCAAAAGAAAACATACTGGTTTGGACTGACAATGCTTTATATACCATGAAGTTTGTCGGAGCTCCTTTTACTTTTGGATTTGAACAGGTGGGTACAAACTGTGGATTGATAGGTAAGAACGCAGCAATCGAGATTGATGGTGTTGCATATTGGATGGGCGTAAATGGTTTCTTCTCTTTTGATGGTACAGTTAACACTTTACCATGTTCTGTTGAGGATTTTGTTTATGATGATGCAGATACAACTAAAGGTCAACAGATAAATGCAGGTATTAATAACCTATTTACAGAGGTAACATGGTGGTATCCAACTTCAGGATCTGATTTTAATAATAGATATGTGGTGTACAACTATGGTGTAACTAATAATCCTTTACCTATGGGTAATTGGTATACAGGCACAAATACAAATTCTATAAGAACAACTTGGATTGATTCTTTAGTTTATCCAAAACCATACGCAACAGCTTATAATAGTTCAGGCACAGGTAGTTTTCCTGCAATCATAGGAGAAACAGGATTAGGCAGTAGTGTATTATTTGAACACGAATCGGGGACCGATCA